CGACATGCAAAACAACGGCTACAGGGCTGTTAACCGCTCTACAATCCAATCGGTGACGTGTGAGGGGGTGACACATGAGTAATTGGTTGTTAGCGTTAGCGGTAGCGGCTGTTTTGTCGCTATCTCATTATTTAAACTAAGGGGTAAACATGAGAGATTACGCAATTTGTCACAGCATAGGGGCTATCGATGGCTACAACGGTATGCCCTACGAAAACCCATATGTCGATGAGCCTGAGTACGACGCCTATGAGAGTGGCTGGGAGTTCGGTAATGGTCGTAGGTTAGAAGACTTTGATTTGGAGGATGAAGATGAGACAGCAAGTTGAATCACTGCTAGAGGACTATCATGAGGCTGAGATAGGCCGTTTGTTAGGCATCCCTGACAAAGATGCCAAGCTAATCGTGAGGGATGTCCGCAGTCACATCACTGACTGGAGACCTGAGCGGAGCGGAGATGTATGGGCTATTTTCAGCGAGAATTGTAGCGCTGAGTACATCGACGCTGAGGGGAACTATCAATGCTTTGACACTGAAGCAGATGCACTGGTATACATAAAGGAGATGAAGAATGAACTCATGGAATCTAACAGTTAAAGGCTATGTAAACGACGAGTTTGGGGCAGACCCCGTTGTTACCCTTACAGTCGCATCAATGCTAACAATGGAAGAGCTTGAGGCTATTCTCTCGCCCATCAGACAGTCATTCAACTCTCTAGGTGATAGCCTAACCTTTGACATTTCTTTTAGGGACATTGACGTATGATGTACGAAATTCAAACCAAATGGTCGCACATGGTTGTCTACCGCACAACCGAGCGTGCCAATGCGCTATATTGGCTCGAAGAGAATAACCAAGAGGGGATATTTGTGCTTGTAAAGGTAACAAAAGTATGATATATTTGGCGGGTGCTATTTTGTTTATAATTTTAATTGGGAGTTTAGAATGAGATGTAATTGCTGTAATGTAATACTATCACCATTTGAGAGTACTACCAGAAAAGTGAGTACTAATGATTTCATTGACATTTGTGAAAAATGCTTGTCAACTATCGACGATGACGTTAAGGTTTTGACCCGTGAAGACCTACGATCAGAAGTTGGCACGGATGTTGCAAACTATATAGACTGTTTTGACCTAACGAGGGATAATGATGAATAATAACGAAGAAGCTACGTTGTACTATACTGTTAACGATGCCATTGATGTTATCAATGCAATCGGTTTAGACTTATTTTTAGAATCTCTCTTTAAAGAGTCAAAACAGCGTTCGTTAACCATTGATGAGATGGAGGCTATGCGAACGTTACATAACAGTTGGGAGTTATGATGGCTAACTACAAGAAGATGCACATACCCTGCGATCATTGCGGAAGTAGTGATGCGGCAGTTATCAACGAAGATGACTCGAAATATTGCTTTAAGTGCAATGTGCGAGACAAGCCACAGAACGGATTTAATATGGTTACCCTACCACAGGTATCAACCACACCCCAAAAGCCTCACCTGAGCCGTTCTGATGCGTTTCAGAGCGGTATTAGTGACCGACGATTGGCGCTGAAGACCATCGAGGCTTACGGAGTTAGGTTAACAGAGAAAGGTGATGTGTTGTTTCCCTACTTTGACAAAACAGGTGCACACGTTGCCAACAAGGTGCGAAGTAAGGATAAGAAGTTTGCAGTTGAAGGTGAGTGGAAGACCTCATTGCTGTTCGGTCAAAACAACTTCTCCAAGGGTGGTGATGTTGTTACCATCTGCGAGGGTGAGTTTGACGCGCTAAGTGCCTACCAGATGATGGGTGGTAAACAGGCTGTCGTTAGCATCCGCTCAGGTGCTCAGTCGGCTTTGAGTGACTGTAAGGCATCCTACGAGTGGTTAGACTCATTCAGTAAGGTTGTTATCTGTTTCGACAATGATGAGGTTGGTCGTGAAGCTGCAAACAAGGTGGCTGATTTGTTCGGTGGTAAGGCGTTGCTGTTCAGGCATAACCAACAGTATAAAGACGCTAGTGACTGGTTGGTTGATCGTTCTGAGGTGCTCTTCTCTCAGGCGTGGTTAGCATCGGAGAAGTACAAACCAGAGGGTATCGTCACCATCAGCGACATCAAGCAAAGGCTGTTAACCCCGCCAGTGCCGGGTGTGCCTTGGTGTTTCCCGACGCTAACAGGGCTAACCTATGGGCGACGTAAGGGTGAGTTGTATGCTTTTGGTGCGGGTGTGGGCGTTGGTAAGACTGACGTGTTCACACAGCAGATAGCCTACGACATTGAGACATTGAACAAGAAGGTGGGTGTTATCTACCTAGAGCAAAACGTGGTCGAGACAGGGCAACGGGTGATGGGCAAGCTAGACCAACGGCTATACCATGTACCTGACGCTGACTGGAATAGGACGCAGTACGAGGCTAGTGTTAACCGTTTAGAGGAGCGTGAGCAACTTTACATGATGGAGCACTTTGGGGCTATGGATTGGAAGACGATCAAGGGCATCATTAAATACTTCAACAAGGCGTATGACATTGAGCACATCTACCTAGATCACCTTACCGCATTATCGGCGCAGGAGCAGGATGAGCGTAGGGCACTTGATGGCATCATGGCGGATATGGCATCGTTAGCGCAGGAGCTAGGCATCATCATCCACTTCATTAGTCACCTAACAACACCAGAGGGTAAGAGTCACGAAGAAGGTGGACGTGTGATGGAAAAGCATTTCACAGGTTCACGCGCTATTGCACGGTGGTCGCACTATATGTTTGGGTTGGAGCGTAACAAGCAGCATACAGACCCGATAAAGCGACAGACAACGACGTTCAGGGTATTGAAGGATAGGTTTACTGGTCGCGCAACAGGCATTAAATTTGGGTTGCAATATAACCAAAACAATGGTATACTACGCGAAGCAGAGCTTTTAATGGATGATGTATTATGATGGAAGACTACGGGTATTGTAGTAAGACAGGCGTATGTTTTAACCCTTTCGGTGTTAAGCCTGAGTGGGTGCAGAAACGAGCATACAAGATACGACATGGGTTGTTAATTGAGCAGACAGAGGAGGCGTTGTTTTGACTGACAAGATAACTAAGGACGGTGTGGCTTGCATCGACTTAAACTACTACTGGCGACCGATAGAGGAAGCGCCACACGGTGTTAAGTTACAATTGCTAAGTGTGTATGGTGTAGCTTCTCACGGGTCGCTATCACCTGCTATAATTGAAGATGGGTTCTGGATTGGCTGGACACCCTTACCACGACGGAGGAAGTAATGATTGACAACATAACCCTATGGCACAAACGAGCACGCCCACAACCAACAGAGCGTGACCTAGATGTTCAGATAGGCTGTCACATTGAGGAGTTCATTGAGATGATGGATTCGTTGAACATAGACGCTAATAGTGACTTGGCTAGGGCGCTTGATGATTTAGAGGAGTTCGCTGACTCATTGAAGGCAGGTGCTAAAACTGTATCATCAATAGATCGTGAGCCGCTACTTGACTCATTAGCAGATCAAATTGTTACGGCTGTCGGTGTTGGTGTGTGCGCTAAGATGGATATGAATGCAGCGGTGCAAGAGGTTAATGACAGTAACTGGTCTAAGTTTAACTACAAGGGTTACCCTGAGTTCGATGAGAACGGTAAAATTAAGAAGGGTGAGCGTTATCGTAAGCCTGATTTGAAGGGGATGTTTTGATTAACCCATCTTTTGTTAAGTTGAATGAGCTAATCCCAGAGGATGACTGGGAGTATTTTGAAGACCGTGATATGTCAATGCGCGAAGCCGCAGGAGAAATTAAGTTTATGAAAGATGTAACAGAAACGTTAGGTTTACGTGAGAATCGTTACGGTGAGTTCAGGAATGTGTCAGAAACGTCACAATGGTTAAAAGATATTATGCGTGGCGGTGCTAGTTGGAAGGGGATGGAACCCTTTATGCAGGAGAGCCTAGACTTGATTGCCAATAAGCTGGCGCGTATTGTTAATGGCGACCCGTTCTATGATGACAGTTGGCACGACATAGGAGGTTATGCGAAGTTAGTTGAAATTGAAATTGCTAAGGGGAAGTAATGCAACAAGAGTTATTTGAGAAAGAGCCTTTGTTAGAAGATGTTTTTACTTATCATCCAGACACTGGTTTATTTAAGTGGGTTGAACCTACTGGTCGCAAACAAAAAGGATGGTTCGATCAAAATACTGGCTTCGCACACAACGGTTATTGTCGTATTTTTTATAAAGGTAAGAACATAAAGGCACATAGACTTGCTTGGTACTTAATGACAGGTTCTTACCCTAAAGATCAAATTGACCATATAAACGGCATAAAAACAGATAACAGGTTTTCAAATTTAAGAGTGGTCACAAATCAACAAAATGCACAAAACAGGACGGGTAAAGGAGCATATTTTATGAAAAAGACTAAAAAATGGTGTGCTTGTATCAGGGTTGACTATAAAAATAAACACCTTGGTTCTTTTAACACTGAAGAAGAGGCTATAAAAGCTTATAGAGAAGCTAAGAAAAAATATCACCCATTTTGGATTGAAGAGGCATAAACGTGGACTTAGTTCTCGACATCGAGACAGACAGCAAGCAGACCAAGATTTGGTTATGCTACACCCATAACAGCGACACGAATGAATACATATGTCACACAAAACCGGATACACTCATACCCTTAATAAACAAAGCAGAGAGATTGATCGGACACAACTTGATCGGCTTCGACGCACCAGTGCTCAACAAGCTGTGGGGAACGAAGATTGGATTGAAGAAAGTGAGAGATACCTTGATAATGTCAAGGCTACACAATCCCTCTATCGAAAACGGTCACAGTTTGGCAGCATGGGGGAAGAGGCTAGGGAATCGTAAGGTTGAGTACACACGCATTTGGCATTGGATGAAAGGGTTACAATATGACAAGACTTCTACTGCTCCTTATGACGATCCAGTTGATAGCCTTAACCGCTTTTATTGTAGACAGGACGTGTCAGTAACTGTGGACTTGTACAAGTTGTTGTCTCAAGAGTTAAGAGGTTGGGGTGAGAGCGTACAGTTGGAGCATGACGTAGCAGCTATTTTGAAAAGGCAAGAGCAGCATGGATTTAAGTTTGATAAACACAAAGGTGAGGCGCTTCTCGCTCAACTTACAGGTGAAGTTGCTGATATTGAAAGCGAATTGCAAGTTACATTTCCACCAATTGTCGAAGAACGAGTTAGTGATAAAACTGGTAAACCTCTTAAAACCAAGGTAACCCCATTCAATCCCGGCAGTAGACAACAGATTGCTGAGAGGTTGGCGACATTGGGTGTTACCTTTACAGAGGAAACAGAGAAGGGAAGTACCATCATTAACGAGAAGGTGTTAGAGGGTATTGACTTACCAGAGGCAAAACTAATCGCTCGGTATCTAATGCTCCAGAAACGCATCTCGCAGGTGAGTAGCTGGTTTGACGTTGTTCAGCCAGATGGTAGGGTACACGGTAGGGTGATAACAAACGGAGCCGTGACGGGGCGTATGACGCATATTAGCCCTAACATGGCGCAAGTGCCCAACAGTGGTAGTGAGTATGGTTCAGAGTGTCGTGAGTTGT